GACCTTATGCTCACGCATAAGCAACTTGAGAGTGTCGCCCAGTTGCCTGAGTGTGTCAGTTGCTTTAATGCCCTCATCTGCCTTTTGAATAAATCGGGCACCCATATCAGCGATGGTGGATGCAGTTTCATAGACGAGAGAGCGGGTCTGGAGAATACCGGCGTCGTTCAGGAGTCCTTCCGCGTTTTTCTGGAGGACTTCCAGGGGAGCGTCTAGCTTCAGAAAATCCGCTAGATCAACGCGATACATACTCAGAAGTTCTGCATCGCTGAGCTGCGACATTTTATGCAGATCTTTTGGATTAACCTCGAACTGCTCATTCAGCCTTCTTAAAACATCAGCAGCATCTTCACTTGTGGACTTTGCTGCAAGTGAGATCTGTGCATTGGTAAGAGTTCTTTGACCCCCACCACCGCGTGCAGGCTGTGGCCTTACTGCTGCTTCGGCTTGCTGTCTATACCTAGTGTAGGGATCGACAGGTTTAATTTCAGGCTCAACTGTGTAGGGACTACGCCGATGAGCACCTTTAGTCGTGTAAAGGGTGTCTCCACCATCAGTACCGATGGTTTTCTGGTTTGTGAAGTCATAAATTGCACGTTGATCAAATGCGCGTCCTAAGATCTCAGCCTCATTAGCATCTTCAACGATGCGAGTGACTTCAAGAACTGGACGGCCTTTGCTATTGATTTCTACGCCAATAGCAACATCCTCACGAGTGAAGATGTCATAGTATCGAGCAAGTAGATTCAGAACGTCGTCTTCATCTGTTCCTTCAAGTTTAATACCGTCGATGGCAACACCGAATCCAGTTCTGGGTTCAACTGCTGTGAAGGGATTGATGGTAAGGCGTTCACCGGGTTGGAGTCCTGTAATTCTTTCAAGGACGGTGGGTGAGATATTCGACCCAGGGACCACAGAACCTGGTTCAAAATACTCAGGGAACACAGCCCGTATATCATCCCAAGTAGTAGGCACCCCAGCGCGAGACGGAACAAGAACATTGCTTTCATAGAGTTCTAAGCGATCAAATTCAAGTTGACCTGGTGCCGGATTTTTAGTCATCAGGCGTGAAATGGTCGCCTGTTGAGCGTTAGGTGGGAGAGCCATAGCATCACGCTCAATAGCCTCCGCAAATGCAGTTAATCCTGCTTCTTGCTGTACTTCAGGGCTATCGCCGTTGATTCGGGCTCTGCGAACTGCATTTGTGCCTTCAAAAATTGCTGAGATAGCACCAACTGGAAAACCAAGAGCAGCACCCTCTAGTGCAGTCTTGAAAGCAACTTGAAACGGTCCATCTTCTTCGTCAACAGCTAGTGCTGTGATCCAGTGATCCTTAAGTGCAGGATTGAGGTCTTCAATTAAATTGGCAAGGTTTCCTTCGCCTTGCGCAGCCATGAACAAGTCAGTTGCAACACCATACCCAGCTTCCTTGGCCCCAGCAGTCAGGACGACTTTGGCTTTGCCAGCCTTAGTGGTTGCAGTGGTAAATGCTTCCTTTACACCTTGTGGTGAGCGAAAACCACCAAGTCTTCGTGCAGTACCTACAAACTGAAGCAAGCCTTGCGCAAACTTACCTGTAGGGGTTTGAGCACCGATACTGTCACGCCCAAGGTTCCAATTAGCCCAGGAATAATTATCAGAAAGCGGGTTTTGTGTGCCATTTTCATTGTCCCAGTTGACCTGCCCCCAGGTAGCAGTCTTTACACCCTGTGCAATTAGAGATTTGAGTGAATCACCAACAAGCTCAGTAAACTCAAGGGTGTTCTCTGCCATGCCCAATGCTGCCCCAGGGACAGCGCGGACAAGGGTGTCAGCCACTGCTGTAGTGGCTTGATTAGCGAAACTATCGTCATTTTTGATTTGCTCGATAGATTCGTTGATTTCATCTAGCCGTTCACCTCTAATACGGCGGCGATCCTCCAGGATTTGCTCACGATCACGAGAACCATCAACAAAATCAATTACTGACGCTGCAAGATTTTCTCCAAAATTAGCAATAGGCGTTTCTTCGCCTTCGGGAGTGCCTAGAGCATCATATTGTTCACGAGTAAGTGGTTCAGGTAAAAGGTTGGCAGCTCCTTCGAGTAATCCACCAACGATAGGCACGTCACCTAAGTCACGTTGTTCATCGCCACCAGCAATACGGCTTGTGTCAGCCTCAGCTTTTGCACGCTCAGCAGCTAACTCAGCATCACGCTGGATTGCTTCCTCTTCTCTTGCGTCGTTTTCCGCAGTAAATTTAGCGTCAAGCGTCTCTTGTTCAGGAGTTTTTTCTACCTCCAGATTGTCAAAGTAATCCATAAGCAATGACCACGCATGGTCTAGTTGTTTTGAGAAATTAGTGTTCGAGCGTGAGTAAAGCGGTTGCCTGTGTAGCGCTTGTCGAATCCGAAGTAAGCGTGAATTGCAGCTTCAAGGTCAGACGGATGCGCGTTGGCATCGGTAAGGACGTCGTAAGAGAATCTGTAATGCTGTTTCATTTCATCCAGCATGTACTGAAGTTGGTCTTCCTCAGGAACTAAAGCCATAGAAGAAACACCAAAGTGCTTCATTACTTTGCCAAGACGAGCTGGGTTGTTATGCCAAGCAGCCCATGAAACAAGGCCACCATTTGCGGAAGTACCATCGCCCATCACTTCTCCCCAATCACCTCCATCCCAACCGGATTCGTGAGTGATCGCAGATGCCAGATATGCTGCGCCTCGCAAGGGCAGTGACTGCCGTAGCAGTGCAAATCCTTCTGCTTCACCTGGGATATTCCGTTCGGCTGTATTAACTACCCTTCCATTACGTGCAGAAACCTGTTGTGCGCTTGGTTGGTATGTAGGCCTGTTTAATGGTGGTAGGCCTCTCGCTGTTCTTTGTGCGGCTACAAAAGCCTTTTCAGAAACACCAGCAGCTTGCGCAGCTTCAGTTACACTTTGAGGAAGGGAGCCTGCTTTCCCATCATTCCTAAAATAATCGGAAGCAGTAGTAAGATCATCTTTGCTGACAAAGAAGTCTTCAGAAATGTCTGCATAGTTTCTATATCTATCGAATACTTGTTTTGGTTTAAGTCCTACGAAGTCTTGTACTTCACCTGTGCTTCTGCTTTGGATTACACTTTGCTCAGTCTGGGAAAGAGTAGGAACAAGTGGCGCTTGAAAAACGGGCGTTTTAGCATCAGAACCAAGCATGAAACGCGGGTCTTGGGTGAGCTGTTTCATCTGTTCTACATAGAACTGGTTACGCTCACTGCCTTTGTCTTCTCGCAGAATATCTGGATTGATACGAGCTTCAGCCATCAACCGCTCTTGCAAAATCTCACCTAAAGCCAGAGCACGATCTCTAATCATGTAGGCGGGCATATTGGCGGCAGAGACAGTATTTGTCTCTTTGATACGCTGACGAATATCGTCCTGCTTGCTAGTAACAAAATCAGCAGCAGGCTTTCTATTTCTATGGTCTACGTTGCCTTGCGCATAATTGTTAAACGTCTTTTCCGAGATCATTAAGTTATCACGGTACGAGTTTAAAATAGGCATAGGTATAAATCCGCCATTCTCTTTTCTAATCCGCTCTAGCTCATTGAGGGCCGCAGTGGATTCATTCAAGGGACGAGCTGCAATTTTGTCTCTCAGACCCATTGCATACTCAGTAGGAATAGAGCCAACGACTGATAAAAATTTAGCCCTATCACCATCAACTCTCCACTGCGCAAAAGCGTCCTTAGCCCTGTTATTCATCTCTCGGATATTCAAGTCATATTCAGCAGCCCTGGCTTGGCGTGCTTTTTTGATAGCAGGTTCAATTATGTAGCCATACTCAAAACCCAGTTCTGTTCCTTTTACGCCATCCCTTTTTTGTACGCCAACTAAAGCTTGGAGTTGATCAGGATCATCTTTAAACAGTTCAACAAACAGTTTCACGGTAGCTTCATTGCTAGCAGCCGTCATGCCTGTATAGCCCACCTCACCAAATGCCATTTTGTTGGAATAGGCGTTCCACAAAGACTGAGGTGTATAAGAGGGATCCTTTGAATCTCTGTAAAGTTGGGAACGGATAGCAGCCATGTTGTTGGCTTGCTGAATCTTGACTCCCCGTTGCAGCAATGAGACCGCAGCTTGCCTAGCGTTCTCAACCATGGTGGGGGCTAACTCATTAGCGAGTTGGTCCTGAGGCACATCCCTAAAACCCATTCCACGGATGTACTGGCGCTGCAAGTCTTTCGACATAGCAACAGCCTGACCATATGTAGTGGGAAGCTGGTTATCCGGGATTTCAGCAATAGCTTGATCTAGGAAGGGCTTATTGAGCGTCCTGGCATCTACAAGGCTGCCGTTGTAGCCACCGCTAATAACTGCATTGGCTTTTTCAAAGCGCAGTGCTGATGCAAGAGCAGAACCCTCGATAGTCCCGTCTTGAAGCGTTGCAACTTCCTCTTCAGTGACGTTGTGGAGGTCTTGACTGAACTGACTTTTCTGATCAGAAATTTGGACAGGGGTCGCTGGAGCTTCAGGAGTAGAGATAGTGCCATCATCATCAAACCCGAAACCAGCAGCTTTGAGGATGTCGTCATCTTTCCTTTGCTCTTCTAAAACATCTTGCCGAGCCCCATAAAGTTTGAGGCCAGCTTGAGTAAGAGATAAGACGCCTTTGAGAGTTGCAAAGGTTGCGTTAGCCTCAGCAGAAGCAACTTGGATGCGTTGTTGGTCTAACCCAGCTTGACGAGATGCAGAACGAGCTACATTCTTTACGTCTTGTACGCGCCGTTGGTAGTCCTGTTGGATTTGTTTAGACGGATCATAAGCTTCCTCTCGTGCAAACCCTTGCGATTGGATTTGGGGGCGGAAGACACTATCGTATTGATCAGGTTTATAGATACGTGCCATTTTATGTAAACTGATAAGCAGGAATACCAAGTTGGCTTTCTGGCAGACCACCAACGCCTGATACTTGTGGTGAGAACTGCGGAGCCCTTACAGGTGCTGGAACAGCAGAAGCAGTGCGGTTGATAGAAGACTGAGCATTGATGCGGGCAAGGTCCATTTGGTTGCCTGCCTGTTGAATCGTGCTTCTGACTGTTGCTTGTTCTTGTGCCGCTGCAAATCCGGCTTGCCGTTCAGCATCACGTGTAAGAAGGCCAATAGATTGGCCACTACGTCCAGCAGCAAGGACGCTGCCAACAGTACCGATCTGTTTGGCATAAATCTTCTGCATCTTGAAGGCCATGCGATCACGGGCTTCTTTAATGCGGAACTGCTCAGCAACTTGCTGGCGATTCTGTCCCATGCGGGCATAGAACATGTTTTGTTCAGCAGCTAGGTTTGCAGCTTGCTGTGCTCGCACGTCGCCTACGTGCTGGAGCATTTGTTGTTCGCGATCGAACTGTACTTGTCGTTGTTGGTTCCGAGTATTGGCGGATGCTTGAGCGCGTGCAAATGCAGCTTGGGATTGTGCCTGCATAATTCCAAATACAGCAGACACACCGCTGATTGCCGTACCGATGGCAGACAAGCCAAGGGTCGAAGCAGCAGCAGTACCAGCCTTTGCGCCGAGAGCCACGCCTAAGGCGGCTACACACATAGTTTTACTATCTCAAGATAAGGTAAAAATTTAGGCCCGATATTTACAGTTTTAAGTGCTTTGAAGCCTAGTAATCTAAGTAGTTTGTGGTGAAAGGTGTTTCTGGCATCACAGTAATTCCAGAGCATTGAATACTCATGTTGCTCACGAAGCCATAACTTTGCTTGCCTTACGAAAGTGTGGGGCTTTCTAGAAAGATCAGGCGTGCTCATCATCCAAACAATCCCAACGCCGGGGCGTGGATCGTTGGTGATACCTGCGACTCCAGCAATAGTATCGTCAGAATCACAGAAAGCTACGGCTACATCGCTTGCGAGAATGTAGAAGGGGAGCATCATAGGTTGATGTCCCATCCCTTCCATTTCATCTTTGTCTGCTAGTTGCAGATTCTTGGCAACATACAGAGCATCCTCCACCGTTGCAGCGCGGTAGTAAGGCTTCATTTATTTGATAGTGGCAATAGCGCGTTTGTTGTAGTGACCCTGCCATGAGTAACTCGTAAGGGCAGAAGGCACTGGGTCATCACCTTTGACAATGACTTGAACCTGATCGCCTTGACAGAAGACAGGTACAGGTTTAGTGATAACTTCCTTCATAGGCACAGCATTAAGTGAATACTGTCCAGCGTTGACAACAGTCAACTCAAACTGTGTGTCGGCATATCCATCTTTTTTAATGTCGATGATATAGCCACCAGACTCGTAGAGATCAAGATATAGATTTTCAATAATCGGAAGGTGTATGCGCTGGGACTTGTCTGCCTCTGTCACATAAAAAGAGGGCAAGGCAATCGTCATTCCATACTGTAATCCAATCATATAGTCAGCCCCTACAAGTGCTGTGGGAACATCGATATACTTAGTCGTTGTGCCTTGAATAGACGGTCTCAGAAAGACTGACTGGTTAGCGCCAGAGGTGACGATAAACACTGGTTGCGTGTTGGCCACATAGCTTGCATCCAAAAAGTTAATTCTGGTGTTAGTACCAACTACAGAAGTAGTTAGATCAGCCTTCTTCATGATGTGGTCAAGCCGAGGCAAGAACTGAGAGAAGGTGGTTGTGATGGGTGCTGTTGTTTCATCCAACAGTTCCATCTTCAACAAGACAGAGTTCGTGCCGTCATAAGTGACGATGTAGTTAGTGTCGTCATCGGCACCCCACATACGGACTTGAGACGGAAACTCCCATTTAGCCCATCCAGCTACTTGACGCTCGTTACCTTGATTGAAGAACTTAAAGACAAATACAGAAGATGAGTCATCGCCAAAGTAGACGATGCTGTTGTTTGGACTGCTAGAAGCCCAGGTCAAGTTTTGTGGGACAAACTCAGGAACAATCCTTGTGATCTCTGCGATAGCAGGTCTGTTCTCAACAGAGTCCACAGACATTTCAAACACCTTAGAGTAGGTGTCTGATTCAGATGCAAAGATAATACTGACACCTGTACTGACAGGATCAGTTGATCCTTTGTTGTTGTATGCGGCCAGCTCTGTAAGTTTTACAGTAGACGGAGCAAATGCCACCTCATCAGAACGCATCAGGAACTGATGGTTTTCTGAGAACAACAGCAGACCTTTGGGTGTAGAAATAGCACTCTTCAAGAACGCTGGTTTCGAGGCAGATGCAGTCAGATCAATAGGGTCAGCATCACTAACAGCCAGGGCTGAGTTGGCAAAGAAGTTAAAGTAGTCACCTGGCTGTGACATGACGATCGAGTCGTCACTAAGAAAACCAAGTCGGTTCGCAAAGAAGGTAAGGCCGCTAATACCGCGTCCTACAAAAGTGGGGATGGGGTTAGAGTATTCGTCTCCAACTTCACGCTCTGCCCAGCCGCCAAAGGCTGTGCTGTTGTCTAGTGCTTTGACCTCAAAGTTGCCGTTAGCGAGACGAATCAACGCATGAGGCATGGTCGAGGGGTTGAACGCCGTCTCGATGTTTGGCTCGTGTGTTTCTTCCCATGAGCCAGTACCAGGGATACCCTGTGCGTCAGGGACAAAGACGACGTAATAGTCATCAGCGTCACTGCTGTCAGTGTTTTTGACTTTAACTTCAAAATCAGGAAAGCATTGACCAGGCAGCTCGGTAATGTCGTTAGCAGTGCCCTTAATCGCAGTCATGGCGTTATTGGTTACACCACCACGGACAGACAAGTTGAAGTCTCGAGTATCTGTACGTTTAATCCTGATGACGTTACCAACAGTATCTGTATCGTAACCAGAGATAGCATTTACAGCATTACTGAGGTTAGTAATAATGTCACTAACAGTCAAAGTGCCCGACGTTGCATTAGAAGGTGTGGTGAAGGTTGCAGTGCCGTCTGAAGCGTATGTGTAGACAAACTTTTCTGCGCTGACACGGACAGTGAAAGTCTTGCCTTGCTGTGTGACAGTCACAGTGTCGCCAACACGCCAGCCCACACCACCATTCTTGAGAATGATGGAGACGTTGTATCGAGAGCGGTAAGCGTTTGCGGCAGCGTCCAGATATGCAGAACATTGGTTTACGATGCGAAATTGCAAACCAGTTTTGGAGCCTGATGTAGCCGAGTGATCCTGTGCTGAGTTCTGGCTACAGGCACCACCATCAGCAACTTCGTAGCTACCTGGGATAACCTCAAGCGCTGTAGCGCTATAGACCTTTACCTGGCTACTAGAAGTGCCGTCTTTGGCTAAGTCGATTGAATACGTCGAGTTGTAGGCAACAGCATTGATCGTGACCAGGGCTTCTTTCTTAGTTGCCGAAAGCTGCACGCTGTTCATCGTGACTGTACGGGCCTTGTTTGCAAGGATCGTGTAGTCAGCCAGAGTGAGGTGGCTTATGTCGTTAAGGTTGGTGGTCTGGAGGTAAGAGTCCGCCGTAGTTCCGATGGAGACTGTTTGCTCAACACCAGTCTTGGCATCCCAGACACGGACGACTGTGGTTGTGGTGCGGTAGATAGCGACCACATAACGTTCTTGTTCGTCGCGAAAGATGGGAAACCACTTCGCGTTAGATGGCACATTGTTTGCCAGCTTTTTGATGAACTGAGTAGGTGGCCGTTTCTTACAGCCGAACGTAGGGTCAAGATATGCGTTGGTTGCCTCCCGGACTTGACCAGGGAGCTTGATCGGGTCCGGCTGCTGTGAGAGTCCCCCGAGGAGGTTTGGGACTACTTGTGAAACTGCCGCCATAATTACCTATTGATTACGTTGAAAGGAATGTAAGAGAAGTATTCATTTCCACCAGCACGGTCATTCAGGACTGAGTAATCACCCTGATTAACTTCGTATTCCATACATGCAGTACGTGCCAGAGCCTCTTCCCGCTCGCTGTATTTAACAACTTCGGTAGAACCTACAGCTCGGCCAGCGAACAAGTTGGCTGCACGAACAGCGATGTACTGCTTGAAGACTTCAGGAATATCCTCAAAGTCAAAGTACCAAACCACCTTTGCGTAGAGCTTGTCAGTGAACTCATAGGTATGGTTACGCTTGTCATAAAGCTTGCCGCCACGGATGATCGGCTCGAAGTTGGCCCAGTAAACAGAGTCAATAGACAGGATGTTGTCTGGGATAAGAATGTTTTTGTTGCTATCTGGTGTGAAGGGATAGTCTTGTTCTGTGTTGAACACCCAGCCTTCTGATTGCAGGCTATGGGACACTTCATCAATAATGCCGTCAGCGATAGCCACCATCGGATTAGTCGAGGTGATGCTAGTTACTGGTGCCTGACCAACATTAGAAAGCACAATGTTGACGGCCTGCAATTTAGTTAGCTTGTGTGTTGTTGCCATAATTATCTAGGGATGGTGAACCCCGAGGGGCCAGATAGGCCCCAAAGGGTAAATAAATTACTTGGCTTGGAGAGAACCAGCAACAGAAGTGCGGAGAGAACCCACACCCATGCTGAGCTTGCCGACGACCAGATCACCTTGGTACTGGACCCGGAAGGATTCCGAAGTTGTTTCCACAGTAGGTGCAACAGCTTGCACCACACCAGCCGCTTCAGAATGAAAAATCAATCCGCAGCAGGTAGCATTAGTGTCGGTGTAGTCGTTATTTTCACCAGTCACCGCAGTGTTGTATGCGGCCATGAAAGGCAGGTTGTTGGACTGATACAGACGGATGCCTGCAATGGAATACAGACCCTTACCGCTGTTCATGTCGCCTTGGGTGTTACCCAGGTCGCGCTGGAGAATGTTGGTATCCACGCTAGAAACCAACGACATGTATTGCCGGGGAGACAACACACAGGCACGCCCTTCTTCAGGAGCATTGCGCTCAGAAAGGGTGGCAGCAGCAGAGAACAGGCCATCAACGATTGCCTGAGCATCGAGTTGCTTACCGGAGCCAATAGAGACCTCGAAGCCACCAGGCTCGCCGGTCACCACAGAGGCTTCACGGGAAGCCATATCAAGGACGCGAGCAATACGCTGGTCATAGAATTTGGCGAGTGCCTCACCGATCTGCTTGGATGCCTCTTGGCGAACCGAGATCTGGCTAAAGACCTCATCCAAGGAATAGAAAAATTGTGAGCTGATTAACAAATCGTCTGCGACAATCGTCTTCTCATTCACTTTCAGCGCGGCGTCAGCCAAAATGGGCTGGCCAGGCGTATGGAAGCCGCTGCTGAGCTGGCCAGTCATCAAGAACTGTTTTGACTTACCTCCAGAGAGGGTATAATTGCGAACCAGACCTTTGAAAATCGAGGCTGAATTGAAGCTGTTATACACTTCGCCACTGAACAATTTCAGCGCGGTAGCGTACTTATTAGCGAAAGTATTGGACTGATTACCATTGACCGCATTGGGTCTGGTAATAAAATTCATGTTGGTCATTATTTGGACCTAAAGTAAAGTATGAACAAATTGCGAATCGATTCTGGGAGTGAGGATTTGACCTTCCTCGAAGGCTTGCAAGCCCACAGGTTGTCCGCCGCAGCGGGCCTAAGGGCAAGTGCTGAGGGGGGAATCGAACCCCCCTACGATCACCAGATTCAGCGGGTGTACTTGACACCGCGATAGCAGTAGGTCTTCACCTTACGTGCTTCTTGCATTGTCTTCACCTCATAGGTGAGCGAGAGGCCCCGTTCCATGCCGTCTCGTGTCATGCGTCCTTTCGGATGAACGGAAGGTTTGTAGTTACTTTTTCTTCTTTTTAGGAAAGCCAGCCTTCATGTTGGCATAGGCCTTCTTAGAGATGGTCGAGTTTTTCTTCGACCGACTCGTGCCAGCCTTTTTACGCTTATTGATATTGCGATAAAGGCTCATTTTTTCATACCTTTTTTCTTGGGTGGACGGCCCTTCTTAGAGCCGTAAGTGCCTTTTCCTTGTGGCATTTCAATTAAAGAGATCAGGTGAGTTAGCTACACGTGCTTCCACGTCAGCTTGGAAGGCGGTATCGGTGGCGTAACGCGGATCAGCAAGGTCACGAGCAAGCTCGGCGTTGCTTCTGTATGGCTTCAAACCAGGCACAGAAGCCTTTCCAGTCACCATCTCTGCTTCGTAGCCAACAGCCGACTGGTAGCGGTTGGCGAGGGCTTCTACAGCGAACCTGATTGCAGGAAGGTTGCCACTGTTCGTGACGCTGTTAAATGAGTCGATCTCCGCCTGTTCGAGATTCTGAGCGGCCCAACCCAGCATGTCGCCGTAGGCCTCTTTACCACCAACACTGTCCATGATTGCCTGTTCTTCACCGGCTTGGAGCTGGACCTGTTGTTGATAAGACTCAGCGTTCTTCTGGTAAAAATCGACGTAGGCTTTGATCAGATCTTTCGAGTCCATCTTCGATAGCTCGTCGATGGCAGCCTCGCTTAGCTGACCGTCCTTGACATACTCATCAGCAGCACGCCGCATCACAGCGTCATCAGCAGTCTCCTCTTCGGGCTCTGACTCTTCTGTTTCAACTTCGTCTTCATCCTCTTCTTGCTCACCACGGCTGAGCTTTTGCTCTAGCTCTTGGTAGGCCTTCAGCAGGTCGTCCTGGCTTTTGAATTTACCCCCGATCAAGTCGGGGTCTTCATTGCCAAGCTGACGCTGCTGATTTTGGATGTCAGCTTCTTGCTGCTTGAGTTGTTCTAGTTTTTCAGCTTGCTGCAACAATGCAGCTTCCTGAGCTTTTTGTTCGTCAGTCAGCCCTTGGGGCGTCGTGTCAAAAGTATCTGAAGGCATTAGTGCTCAATAATTTTTACGGTGTTCAATCGAGGCCTCAGCCGTTGTTGTTGGCTGTGGAGCCCAGCATCGACCTCTGACCACGTGCTGATCTTTGGTTTGATCGTGTGATCAATTTTTTTAGGGAGGGTGGTTTCTAGTTCCTCCGCTTCCCATGCAGTTTCGTTTTTACCCGTGTATTCACCCTTGGGTGAGCGGGTCCGGCGGCGTGGGCTCTTGGGCGGCTGGTCCGCCTGCTGGTTGGGCTTGTTCGGCATAGTCGTTCATAAGACGTTCAGCCATTGGCGACTTAGCGAGCTGGCCCATCTGGCCCATCATTTGCTGCTGCATCATTTGCTGCTGCGCCTGCTGTTGCTCAGCCTCCATCGTGGCTGGGTCTTTAATAAGGTTGAGCGTGTCGATACCGCTAGCCGCAGCTAGCCGCTTCATCAGCTCAAGTGGATTGATGAATTGGGTAAGGGCTTCTGGGCCTAAACCCTGCGACACAGTGGAGATGAACTCCATCAGAGCAGCACGATCTTGGCCGCGACCAACACTGCCGAGACCAGCAACGATGGTGGGAGCCACAAGGTTTTTAGGGAGTGATGGCAGCTTTTTGCTGCGGGTCATCACGTGCAGCTTCCTAGCAAGGTAGGGCTGCAAGAGCGCTTGGGTGAGTGATGTCCACAATCCTCCGAGCTGTTCGTCCAGCTCCTGTTTAAGAATTTGGAGTTCGGTGGCAGTGGTGCGCTCAGATTTTCTTGGATTAAGTATCAAGAACGCATCAGACAAACGTGTAGTCAAGTCACGAAT